TTGCTTCATCGGGAAACTCGGGCAACGGGATCGGCGTATTTCACCAGATTCGGGAAGTCTTTTTCAGACCATCCCTAGCGCTGCAACTCGAAGCCGTGAAGCCACGCAACGGCACCGACACCCAGCGCACACCGACCCCACAACCACAAGCCAAAGCCGGCGACCCGGCCAAGGCCAACTAACCGGGAGGGGCGGCCATGTTGATCAGTGACCGAGTGATCTGCGACTGCTGCGGCAATGACATGGGCAAGCTCATGGCGTTGCCTGCCCCGCAAAGCGATCTGCT